AACTGCTGTCCGCGCCTCGCCTCAACGCCGAAACCCCGGAGAAACTCCGCAAACTCCCGTTCTCCGGCTTTTCCCTTTTGACAACCATTAATCGCCATACCCACGCCCCAACTTCTGCAATTCCTCTTTAGTTTTCGGCTTAAGCGGCGTATTCGCCGCTGCGGCTTGACCCCCGAAGTCGCTGCGCACTTCCGCTTCACGGTACAGCGCCTGAATCAACTCTCCTTCCACCACCACCGGTCCGCCGGCGGGCTTGTAATTGTCTTCAACAAACGGCGTAATCGCTTTCACAAGCGCCTTTGACGTCTTCGCTGTAACGACGAGGTAGGATGGGGGAATGTAAGCCATACCTCGCCATTATCGCAATCCTCCCGGGCCTGTAAAGGCCAAATCCAACAGGCCCTCGACTCAAACTGGGCCAACGAAAACCTCCAACCAGCCAAAGCGGCTCCCAAATTTCTTTTTTTTATTTTTTAGGCCAAGGGCAATCGCTCGCCTGTAGCCCCCTACCCCCAGGGGCGTGTTTGCCCCCAGGTACACACCCAGCAGTCGGAACGGTCAAGGTAGCTCTAGGCAGTCGTTCATCTGAAGCAGTTGGTACTCTTGGCTAGGTCACGGCGGAAGCCGAGGGGGTGTAAGACTGGGTGCCCGTTTTACGGGCTGGCTTATATATAGGGGGTGCTGCAAAAATGCGAGCGTTGGAGTGACAACGACTTATGTAATTTTGGTGCATTTGTAAAAAAAAATCGTACTTCGTTGACTGTCAACAACTTAATTTTTTATATATACATTTTGATAGCAATAATTATGCCCAATAAGTGCCCACAGTTGCACTTTTTTTACATAAACCCTTGTAACCTCAACACTTTCACTCTTTGAAAAATGTCAAGTTAGGCCCCTTTTTTTCAAAACTTGCCTAATTGTTTGTAATAAAACACATGTCGCCCCTTGTTGCCCAGGGCGACCAGGTGGCGGTCGACGAAATCCTCTGCCACTGCCATGGCCCCCTCCCTCGTGACTGAGAAATGGGTCTTACTTGTAAAAGTGTAAGCCACCCCCCACCCTGAGTCTCGTTTTTGGATCTCCGCAAACTCGGCAGTTAAGAAGGGGATGGCGCCGACTGATTTTAGGCAAAGCCGATTATTTGACCACCAAAGTTTGGCCGTCGTTTTTACTCTACGAAGTCTTGGCATGTGACGGTCTCGTGGTTGAGGGTGAATAGCTTTCCGCTGACCACCGGCGACTTAATAAAAGCCGCCTGAAGCATACGCCGGACCGTGGTAAGATGACGGCGGTTAAACCGCTCGAGCGCGTGGACTTTGACGCACACCTCCGTGAAAGGTAATTTCGTATCATTCAGCATCATGCCGGTGAGAGCTTCAAGAGCTTCTCTTTGCTCTAAAGTAAGGCTTTCCTCCTTCACTTGCCGGCCATCGGCCAATCGCATCCTACCCTCTTCCCACACAAGAAGAATTTCCTCCCCCGCCTTGGCGTAGTTAGACTTCGCCCGCTTCAACGACATGATAGTGTCGCTCTCCTCCCACCTCGACAGTGTCAAACGGTTGCGCACGGCGTTCTCCCAGGCCGTCGAGCCCGAGAGCATATCCCCACTGTTTTGGCCGGAGCGAGAGGGGTGAGCCAGTAAGAGGATAGTCAGCTCGTGTTTAATGGCCAACGAGCCAATGTGGGTCTTAATAAACTTGTTGACCTGGTCTCGGACATTCTCATCCCCCATGTAAATGTCCGATAGAGTGTCTAAAATAAGAAGCTTTGGGCCTTTAGGAAGTTTTGAGAGCGCCTCTTCCAGCGGCTTACGAAAGGTACCCGGGACAACGTCTGTCTTGTGCTCATTGAGCCTGGCCAGGTCGTTAGACTCCCCTACCCGAGGCCAAAGGAATATGGGCGTCTCGGTGGCTTCTAAAAAGGCGTATTCTGGGGCCTTCTGGATGGCGTTAATGCGCCGGTGCAGCTCGTCCCGGGTATCCTCACAGAAAACGGCTAGGACGGGCATAGGGCGCTCCACCGGCACGCCCATGAAGGGTGTACCAGTGGCTACCGAGTAAGCCAGCTGTAAGGCTATCAAGGACTTGCCTGAGCCTCCCTTGCCGTACATTGAAGAAATCTCACCCAGAGGCAGCCAGTCTTTGACGAGCCATTGCCGATTAGGCGGCTCGCCTGTAAAATCAGCAACGGGAATAGGGCCCTTCAAAGGTACAGGGTTTTGAGAAGCTGCTTGTGGCCCTGCCGGCTCAGCCACTGCTTGAGTTGGCGCGGGGTGGTCAAGAAGTCCAAAGTCTGCAAGCGCGTGGAGAGTTTGGCCTTCGGCCGTCTTGTAGCCAATCCCTGTGTTTTGGGGGTAGCGATAGGCATTCCTTAGTTTACTATCAAAATGTCTCTGGTCACCGTCGTTTGAGAAATCCCATGGCGGACTGCAGCGGGGATTGTAATGCTGTAGGACAAGCTCCTTTGCTTTGTCTTTAGAAATGCCGCGGTCTCGGACCTCGTAAAATACCTGCAAGAGATGCTCACCGCCGGGACTGCCGCCTTCAATACACGGGGTAGCTGTGTAGCTGAGGTACTCGATGGCCCGGCCGATGTTCTCTGAGGTATCCAGCTGGCTAATAGAAGGCAGCTCAATAGCCTCGCGCTTCGGCTTCCCCAGCTCTTTTTTTATCCACTCTGGGACGGGCGAAGCCGCTGCCGTGCTAATCGGCTCGTAAGCTTTGCCGGCTAAGGTACTGTAGGGGGCCACGACGTACCCGCCTTTTCCCCGGGTATCCAAACCAGCGCCAAGCTGATCGTGGGAGTTGTTTAGCGACCCTGTGAAATAGTAATGCCTGCCGCCGGAGGGGGTGTTAACCGTGTAGGTGGGCGGTAAACCCCCGTGAACTTGTAAGAGTTCCTTTAGAGTTGCGTAGCCATCCGCGCCCTTGCAGTCAACATCAAGTACTGAGTGGCCAGAGAAGTGCACAGCGACGCCCCAGTTACAGTCGGGGTGATCCGCCGCGTAGCTGTCAATCAGGTCGCGCGTCGATGCCTTGGCCCAGTCTTGCCAAGAGGATACAGCCGGCGTCTTGCCGTTGGTGATGAGTGGAAAGACAGCGAAGCCAGCGGCTTTCATGAGCCGAGCGCCGTCCAGGGGTGTTTTTGCGTTTTTCATGGGGAAATATCATCTTCCAAAGAATGCCGGATGTGTCGAGGTTATATTTTCTCGCCACACTTCAGCCGGGATTGGCAATGGCATTATCTCAAGACAGACGCGGGCTAGGTTGGCTGCCATTTTCCTACCCACCCGTCGACGGCGGTGCAAGATGTCCGATAAATAAGACTCTGAGATAAAAGCTTTTCGGGCCAGGTCACGGCGCATGTTCCTTGGCCAATAGTTAAAGGCCGAGGGCGTGGAGACTTTCTGCTTTGCTGCGGGCAAAGTCGAGCCTGACCAGGTCCGGTCGTTCAGGGTGTTCTTGGATTTTAAGTTCTTTTTCAATGGTGAGAATGTAGGTGCGAAGAGTTCTTAGCTCGTCGGTGGTTAAGGTGCCCAGCTTGTATCGGGTGGCTAGGTCTTTAGACTTTTCTATGATGGGTTGCCACATGTGGAATTGTTTTGTGCCGGTGGCGGGCCCAGCAGTAGCCCGCGGCAAACCAAGCAATAGGCGCTACGATTGCTGCGATGGTGATAATGAGGTAGGAGAGCATGGGAATGGTAGGGGTAGACTGGGTTCTTGTTGTGTCCCGAATAATACTGCGGTGCGAAGCCACAGTGCCACGGGCTTAGTGTTATGAAGCTGACAAGCGCCTTCGGCAATTACCTTGGCCTCTTGAGCGCTGTCTGCTTCGATGGGGATGTAAAGCCCCGGCGTGCTAGTTTGTACTTGGTATTTCATAGCGGCATTTCCTCCATTATAAACTTCTGTAATACGAAATCTGAGGCACCGGCTTTAGCCTGTGCGCGATAGTTGATCGCCAGATCCATTGCTGCGGTGTCGTCGCTTGTGCCGACGAACATCAGCGGCTGAGCCATGTCGATCAGGCGTGGTTCGCCATCGGCAGGAGTGTAGAGCTCCTTCCAGCGTAGTGAGTAATAGACTTTTTTCATTTGATTTGATAGAGGTGAAAGACGAGGCCCGAAGTGGGGTATTGGATGGTGCCGACGTAGGCGCCCCTGTCGGGTATCGGCTGACCGGTAGCGGCAAGCCAGAAGTGCATAGAGGCCGGAACTTTGCCTGGGTCAAGCTCGACCCAAACGGTAGGCGCAGAATTTTGCCATTGAAAGGCTACCGGGGTAGCTCCTTTGGTGGCTTCAATTTGCCAAGGGCCGCCTTGCATGGCGGAGTCGTATGCGTATTTATAGATTCTTTTCATGTGGTAAAATCATCCTCCTCATCTTCGTCCTCGGGCCACTGGGTGACTTCTGTTTTGGCGTCCTGCTCTTTAACCCATGTGACAGCCATGCCGTACAGCGTGTAGTAATTCCCGCGTGAGCTCTCTAACAGTTTGCAAGAGGCCGGCTTGTTCTTCGTCTCAGGCGTTGAGGTGCTTGCCAAGATCAACACGCCGTCAAAATGCTCTGAGAGTTTGACGACGGCGTCTTCTAAAATCTTTTGTTCAGGGGTCATATTTTGTTTTCCTGTTCAGGTTTATCCGGGCGGCTGTTCTTTTTTGAATATGTTAAACATTTTTTACTCCTATAACTTTTTCTACCCACTCTAAAGCTTCGTACCTGTTCTTAAAAGTTTTTTGATTTGCGAAGATGTTTAGCCACTCCGGTTTATTTCTTTTACGCCCCAGTACAAAAAGACTGTGGCCTGCCTTTTGCTGTTTTCCCTCTAGTGTCACCAAAAGAATTCCAGTAGATGTGACTAAGGAATAACCTTCGTCGTTTTCAATCCACTCTGCGTCTATGCGGATCTCTTTCATTTTCCACCCTTCCATTCTTCTCCTTCATCAAAAGATTTCTCTATGGAGCTTCCTAATTCCCAGCAGTCGTCTAAGAAATCTTCTAAAGGTATTACAACACTGCCGGTTCTCCCTATCTGTGGGACGTTCGGGCTATCAAATAACTTGCCATCTTCGGCTCTGATTATAGCCTCTACGACACTGGCGTGATAGGGCTTGTAATATTTTTCTTCAGGGACGCTGCTGCCTGCATAAGAAAAGTTCAAAGCTCCGTTGTCGTAATACAAAACATATCCTTTTACCTTATGGCAAATGTTAAAGCTGCCTTTGCCGGCGTCAATTGACTTTATGATTTCAAAAAAAGTCATACCTTGTCCTCCCCTCTTAACGCCTTGGCTTCGGCGATAGCTTCATTAGATTTCTCAATTAATTTACCTCTAAAAAAAACATCTGGCACTCCTTCAACTACTGAGGCATCTATCATATGGTCTCTGAATTTAGTAATTAGCTCCACCAGCCTGTCGTTCATGGCTTTGTAGGCTGCAAGGTCGGCTTCCATTTTAGACAACGCGCCCCAACTTATGTAAACAGAGGGTACAGGGCTTTTTTCTTTTTCGTGTTCGGTGGTCATAAAGTTAGTCGTTCTTTCCTTCGTCTCCTTGCCCAACTTGTCAAAATTGCTTACAAGTTCGGCATTTTTCTGTTTTAAGACTTCAACCTGGCGTTCAGAATTAGCGACTTGATTAATTAATTCGTCTTTCTTTCTCATAGCTGCTTTTAAGGTTCCGCTGCACAATAGGTTAATTGCGTTTATGTCTTCTTCTTTAATCAGCCCCATTGCCTTCAAGGCCGCTGGGTTTTTGCGAAGACGTTGAAGCACCATTCCGATAATTTCAGAAGACGTCATATCTTCTATGTGTCTCAAAAACCCAAGCCTTTCGCCTATCGCTTCGTAATCAGGCTCGTTGCTGGGTTGTGGGGTATTTTGGTTAGACATAAACTATTCCTTTTTGCTCTACTATTCCCAATGTCAGCCAAACGCTGTGAAATGGAGAGCCTCCTGTTTTTTCACCTCTTAATATTTTGGGATTAATGTAATTTATTCTTTTTTCTGGTATTAAAACGGTTATAGGCAATCCCTTTAAAATTCTAGTAGCGTTTACGCCGCCTAAATGCTCAAGTCTTATTAAAATTGCAAATGGTTTATCTAGTTTAACTGCTCGTTCAATAAACATTTTGTTCCCATTAAAGGGAGGATTTGTAATAAATACATCCCAGTGTTCGGGACAGCTAACTAAACAATCAATTTCTTTTTCTCCAACCACATTAAAGCCTTTGCTTTTAAGTAGTTCGGCCATGTGTCCAAGCCCATAGCAAGCCTCCCAAAAAAGTAAATCTTTATTTAAAAAAGGTGTTATACAATCTACTGCATATTTAGGAGTATAAATTTCGTTATAATTGTTTAGTTTAGGAAATTTTCGTTCGCTGGGGTGTGGGGCGGTGGTCATACAACATGCCCCCTTCTAATTGCTTCGTCGGCAAGGGCTTCGGCAACATCGAATAAATGCCTCAAATTATAAATGTTTATTGTTTTGCATTCAAATTTATCTTCTTCAATGACATAATTAATCGCGACGGAGGACGCCAATTGCATAGAAAACCGCAGAACTAGCTCGGAACGTTTACGGTTATTATCTTGCTCAGCATCTTTTTTAAAGTTGCAATATTTATATAATCCAGAGGGTGGTTTCATATTTATTTCTCGCTTTCTGTTTTACCGATGCTGCGATAGGCGACTGTAAATCGCTCTACTTTTTCATCTTGCGGAACCCATTCGTCTTTTTGTGCCAGGACTTCTCGCCCGCGACCGATAGCAAAGTGATTTTCTTCATTGTCAGGAGCGGAGTAAGCGACTTTTATTAGCTCACTGACGGCGTTCCTCAAACTTATTATTCTCTTTTGCAGCGACAAAATAAATAGTGTATTGGCCGAATCGCAAGCGGGGTCAACGTTGGCTTTTAGTCGTTCTATTTCTTTGCACAGCGCTTCGTGCAGATTAACCGCCTTTACGATGTACATTTGGTTCTCAGTAGTAACCGCGCAAGGGTAATACATTTCGTTGTCGGCCACTCGTTCGCCATCAGCGTCGATGATCTCGCACTCCGGCTCGCTAGAGATGTGCGTCGGGGGTTTTATATTTAGCTTCCAAGGGAGGGGGCTGTGTGTTTTGTTCATGGGTTTACTTTCTAAAGAGTTCAAATATCAGGTGCACAACCAATACGCCGTATATAGGTAGGCGTCTGAATTCGTAGCTTAAATCATCAATTTTCATCGTCTGCCTTTCTTTAATCCTCCGAAGGTTTTGATCGAGCGCAATGCCCAGGCTTCGGCTTGTTCCTTGGCTTTAAAATAGATATTAGTATAGGCGCAGATACCAAAACACCGGTAGGCAAAGCCGTCCATAGATGTGATGTAGCGCTTGACGATTTTACCGCCACTGACTATCTGCCATCTAAGATAGTTTTTGTCTTGAGACGCCATAGTCTCGATTATTTGGTTTATCTCAATCCGGTACGGGCGCCAGAAAAACCAGATAAATTTTTTAAGATTTTGCATGAAGTTTTTTAAAGTTGGTGTAATAGCGTTGTTTTGTTTCTTTGGCCATGGCTTTCTTGCGTAGCCTTATTTGCCAAGATTTCAGCGGGGTTCTTTCTGTGGGGACAATCCGCTCCGGCTCAACAGAAGAAACAAGCTTGTTTTCTGGGTAGTTTGGGAAGTTGCAATTTATTGGTTTTGTTTCCATAGTTTTAATTACGAAGGGAACTTTACCTGTTCTATTTTTAAAGTAAAGAAAAATCTTTAACTTTTTTTATGGTGCTTTCGCGCCTTTGTTTATGCGGCTTTCATCAGCAAGTGCAATTTTTGCACACGGTAATAAAAATATTTTTGATTATTTTTTAAAATTCCCTTGACAGTTAAAATGTTTTCTGCAAAAACATCTCGCAACGAAAGAAAAACGCAATGAAAAATCCCGATCATCTAGATGTACTATACGCCGCCGCGGTTGCAGCAGTGCCTGTAATCGTGGCTATGTGGCTTTACTTCCGCAAACGCCCAAAGTTAGTTGACTTAGATGATCACGCTAGTGAGGTAACTCAGCCGGGCTTTCTAACAGAAAAGATAATAGAATGGGCTAAAAATGTACGCCGCTATAGGCCCTTTCGTTTTAGCGAGGTGGCTATCGCTTTCCCTGAGTACGACACCAGAACACTAAGACAGGCAACAAAGACTCTATTATACAAAGGGCACCTCCGCCAAAACAAAGCCGGCTGGATGAAAGTAAACTAATATGGTATACATCTTACTAAAAGGTAAAGAAGACGCACGGGCCTTCATTGGTTTTGAGGGCGATGAGTGGAAGGTTGTGGCTAAACTAGCAGAGGCCCATGTGTTTTTAGAGCCTCTCGAAGCCGAGGATTTTGTAGCAGAGCAGGCGGAGTACATCGGCGAAGACGGCTGGGCGCCTTACATAGTGCAACCCTCGCTAGCAGCCAAGGTCGATAAGCACCTTGAGACTTTAAGAACCCAGGTAGACACCACTAAACAAGAATATCAAGACAACGTGATCAAGCCACAAAAACTTAAACGGAAATAATTCTGTGAAAATAAAAAACGCAAACCTTAGACCGTACCAAATAGAAGGTGCACGGTTTTTAGAGCGCAACAAGAATGCGCTCCTGGCCGATGAGATGGGTTTAGGCAAAACAGTTCAGGTCATCGCTTGGCTTAATAGCTGCGTGCCCCAAGGTTTGACTGCTAGGGTATTAATCGTGTGCCCGGCGAGTCTTAAGATAAATTGGTGCAAAGAGTGGAAAGACAAAGCGCTGTCGGATCTAAGTATTGACTATGCACACGGCGCCTACTTTCCAAAGACCGACATTGTAGTTATTAACTACGACATTCTGCACAAACACCGCGACGCTTTGCGCGCCTTCACTTGGGATGCGGTGGTGTTAGATGAAGCGCACTACATCAAATCCCATGACTCGCGCCGGACCATCGAGCTTCTCGGCAGCCGCAGCAAAGGGATACCCGCCATAAAAACACGCCGCCGTGTAGCCCTGACAGGTACCCCAATACTTAACCGCCCAATCGAGCTTTACACAATGTTGTATTGGCTCGGCCTAGACATGCCCGCACGGCATGAGTTTGCCCTACAATACTGCGGAGCGAAGCTAGTTGAGAAATACGTCCGTGGCGGACGTCGCGTAAAAATGTGGTGGTATAACGGCGCCACGAATATCAGCGAACTAAGGCAGAAGTATTTAGCCCCCATCATGTTAAGGCGCTTAAAAGATGACGTACTGCAGGATTTGCCCGAGAAGATCAAGCAGGTTGTCGAGTTGCCAAACGTAAAGACGCGCCTCCCCGTAAGCCGGACATTCCGGTCCGGGGAAACTTTTGAAGAAGTCGTAGCCATACTGCAAAAAGAATTCCCAGAGGCTATGGACAGCATCCCCACACAGCGTAAGGAAGAGGGCCTGGCAAAGGTGCCTACAATTATCGAGCACCTGCATGACTGCTTGGAGGTTGAGGAAAAAGTAGTTTGTTTTTGCTACCATCGCGACGTGGTGCAAGCCCTAATGGAAGAGTTTGGTGATGACGCTGTTTGCGTGATTGGTGGCATGAGTGCTGAGGCCAAGGACGAAGCAGTTGAGCAATTCCAAAAAGGAACTAAAAGACTTTTCATTGGCAACATCACAGCGGCAGGAGTTGGCTTGACTTTGACGGCCTCTCGGTTAGTAGTATTTGCGGAGCTGTCTTGGGTCCCTGGCGAGATACAACAAGCCGAAGACCGCTGCCACCGCTTCGGCCAGCGCGACACCGTTCACGTGCAATACCTTGTTGCCCACGATAGCGTTGAGGCATTCATGGCTGAGATACTCGTTCGTAAAAATAAAATTTTGGAAAAGGTCTTAAAGCCGATTCCTAGAAAGTAAACATGAGAGCAACATCAACCACAACAATGAAAGAACTCGTCCTTGCAGTCCGGGCGCTAACCGCCCAACTGGAAAGACTAACGGCTGGAGGGCCAGTACCTTCGGCACCTAGCAACGCAGAAACGCCAACACCGAAACCCAGTGTCGCAGCAGAAACCGCTGAACCAGAAAAAGCAACGCCGCCAGTCAAACAGAAGTATACGTTTGACCAGATAAAGAATACACTGCTTGATTGCAGTGCGCGCTTCGGCGTAGATGTCGCCCGGGAACTCTTGGCCAAGGTCGGATGCGACCGCGTAAAGAGCCTATCCGAAAGCGATTACCCGGTGTTGATGAACCACATCGAAGAATACCTGACGAAGTACACGGCAGCAAACCCCGACCTACCTCAGGTAGGCAAAGATGAGTAGGCCATGTCTAAAGCCCACAAGAGACTTTCGCCAAGCGCTGCCCATCGTTGGATGGTTTGCCCGGCAGAGCCAAACCTAAGGGATTCATTGCCGCCTCCGCCGGATACTGATTTCTCTAAGGAGGGGACGACGGCGCATTGGGTGGCTGAGCAATCTATTACTCTCGGGGCTGAGCCTCATGAGCTAGTGGACAAAGTCTGCCCTGATACCGGGGTAACTGTAACTGAAGAGATGGCCGATGCGGTAAAAGTGTATGTCGATGAGGTTAGCCGGCATAAAGGCTTTTCTCGTACCGAAACGCGCTTTAACCTGGCTGAGGTTCATCCTGACATTGGAGGTACATCGGACTATTGCGTCTATGTTAAGGAGGAAAAAACCCTATACGTTTACGACTACAAGCACGGCCAAGGCGTGTTTGTTGAGGTAGATGATAACCCCCAGCTTAAGATTTATGGACTCGGGGCGGCAGCCGCCATCGCTTCTTTGATCGGAGAGCCGCTTGAGAAGCTAATTGAGCACATAGATTTTTACGTAGTTCAGCCCCGGCACCGTGGTGGGAGTGAGCCTATTAGGCACAAACGCTACGAATTAAAGGATGTAATTTATTGGCGTGATAAAGTGCTCAAGCCAGCGGCAGAAGCCACTGACGCACAGCCTCCAAAATTTGTTGCAGGAGAACACTGCCGCTTTTGCCCAGCTTTGGGTATCTGCCAAGCAGCTCGTAATCACGCAGCAGAATTAGCAAAAGTAGATTTCAACCGCGTCGTGTTGCCATCACCGGCGCTTCTTTCCCAGAAAGATAAAGCCAGGATACTACAGGCAGAGGAGCTTATTAGCGCCTGGTTTTCTGCAGTACGGGAACAAGCGTTCAATGATTTGCAGCGCGGCGTGGCTGTACCAGGATTTAAACTGGTGGCAAAGCGCGCTAACAGACAGTGGATTGACGAAGCTCAAGTCGAAGCAGTTCTAACAAAACGGCTTGGCCAAAAGGCTTTCATTAAGAAACTTCTTTCCCCAGCGCAGGCAGAAAAAGAACTGGGCAAAAAGGAAGGCAGTGCTCTAGTAGACCAGCTGACCTTTAAGCCCGACAATGGCGTAACGATTGCACCTGAAGAGGACCGCCGTCGTGAAGCAACCGCAGGAGCAGTTGCGGATTTCGATGATGTTGTACTCGCTGCTCCGAGTACGACGCAAAAAACACTAAAAAAATGACAACAGAAAAAAAGAAATCTCTAGTAACCCCGGAAGGCCGCGTAAGCTTTCCTGACGTCTTCAAGGGCAAACCTTCGGAGAACGACCCAAATACAACAGTGCGCGAAGTGACTCTGCTAATTCCAAAGACGCAGAATATCGACGTGATTAAGAACGCAGTTCGCGCTGCGGTAGAGGCTAAGTGGCCGGATGCTAAGAAGCGCCCGGGCAATCTAGCCTTGCCAATACGCGATGGCGATACTGAGAAGCCCCATCTTGATGGCTATGCCGGTCACTGGTTCATGGCATTCCGTTGCCGTAACCGTGTGCCCGGACTTGTAGATGCATCAAAGCAGGCAATCGTTAATCCCGACGAATTCTACGCCGGCTGTTTTGCGCGTGTGAGCTTCGATGCTTACGCCTACGACAACGCCAAGAAAAAAGGTGTTTCTCTAGGGCTTAACAATATTATGAAGACCAAGGAAGGTGCACGCTTCGGTAATGCCGTGGCGTCAGCCGAGGATGACTTTGCCGATGTCCGCACGGCAGATCAAGACGACCTGTTTAATTAAGTGGACAACAGGGGCCGCGCATCTGGCAAAACGCGGAGATATTAGTGACTGAACAAGAAAACCTTCGACTTAAAGACGCCTGTTTTAGGTGCTTCGTTGCCCTCATACAAAGAGCTGTAGAGGATTACGTGGCTGACGTTAAAGACATGCAATGTCTTAGCCGAAGAAAACCCAAGCGCGAAGCCGTCGAGTTTTATGAAAGCGCCCGGTGGTTCTTGTTTTCTCCCGACGGCCTCGAGCACCTGATCGAAAAGTACGAAATGCAATACCACATAAAGATTGACGCAATACGCCACAGGGCAAACCAAATAAAAAAATGCAAATAACCTTTGATATAGAAACACGCAGTTGCGCCGACTTAAGAGACATCGGCGTTTATAAATACGCCGAAGATGCTTCAACTGAGATACTCTGTGCTGCTTACAAGGTAGATGATCAGCCAACTAAAGTTGCAAAGCTATCTTCTGCCGACACAGTAACTGAAGTAGACGGTAGCCTTGAAGAGCTCTTGGCGTTGATGGCCAAGGCCGATCACATACACGCACATAATGCCGGGTTTGAGCGAACCCTGTGGCACTACGTGATGTACAAGCGTCGGGGTTACCCGGACGTTCCTATTTCTAAGTGGCGTTGCTCCATGGCCGTAGCCGCCGCCCATGCCCTCCCTTTAGGGCTAGAAGCGGTCGGCCAGGCTCTCGGCCTTCGCCAACAGAAAGACCTCGCCGGCGGGGCTATAATGAAGAAATTCTGCGCTCCGGTGCGAAGCGGAGCTTGGTATGAAGAAACTGATAATTTCGAGCCCAAAGACTGGGTAACTTTGTATGAGTATTGCAAACAAGACGTAGAGACAGAGCACGAGTTGATAAAAAGCATTAGGCCCCTAAGACCTTTTGAGCAGCGTGTTTGGGAGGTTGATCAGAAAATAAACGACCGTGGCGTTTCCGTGGCCCATGATGAAGCCAAACGCCTACAGGCGCATGTACGCGCAGCCGAAGCTAAATACGACGCTGAGATAGTTGAATTAACCGGCGGGAAAATACAATCTGCCCGGCAGCTAAAAGTGGGCTCGGATTGGCTTAAAGAGCATGGCATGCCGACTGATGAGCTAACAAAAGGTAAGGTGGCAGAACTCCTGAAGGAAACTTCTATTGACCCAAAGGCCAAACGCTTCCTAGAAATTCGTCAGTCCGTCGGCCTTACAAGTACTGGCAAAATCGACGCAATGGTCGCAGCTGCAAACTCAGACAGTCGTATCCGTGGGTGCTTTATGTACCACGCGGCAACGACCGGGCGTTGGGGCGGCCGTCTCATTCAGCCGCAGAACTTTCCACGCAACTGCTTCAAAGAGATAAAAGAGATACAAGATGTTGCGGCGCAGCCAACGGAGGCGGTCGAAGCCAAGTACGGCTGCCCTATCAAAGCTGCCTCGCGCTGCCTGCGCGGGCTGCTTCGCCCGCCCGCTGGTAAAGTATTCGTCGGCGGGGACTATAGCTCCATCGAGGCGCGCATTACCGCCTGGCTTGCGAAGGAGAAGTGGGTGCTTGATGAGTTTGTGTCCGGTCGAGACATGTATAAAGTCGCTGCCGCAAAGATATTCAACATCGCTTACGAGGCTGTATCAAAAGATCAGCGGCAACTAGGCAAGGTTGCTGAGCTGGCACTAGGATACCAAGGCTGGCTCGGGGCTTTTAAAAACATGGCCGCTGCCTACGGAATGGAGATACCCGACGAACAAGCTAAGCCAATTATCTTGGCCTGGCGCGAAGCACATCCTGCCACCGTAAGGCTCTGGGACTCCGTCGAGCAGGCAGCGTTTCGTGCCGTCGATGAGGGGAAAACTTTTGAGGTGGGGCCTGTGATGTTTGGCGCTAAAGACAATTTCCTGTGGTGCCGTTTACCAAGCGGCCGCCTCTTGGCTTACCACCGCCCACACATCACAGAAGTAACCCGGCCACAGGGTGTTCGGAAAGCGATTGGCTTCTACGCCGTGGATTCATACACAAAAAAGTACAGTCTTCAAACAACGTACGGCGGGTCATTAGTTGAGAACATAGTCCAGGCAATCGCCCGTGATATTTTGGCTGAAGCGCTGGTTCGCTTAGATATGTTTGGCTATGATCCTGTGCTCCACATTCACGACGAAATTATTTGTGAGGCGGAGAACCCTGATCTTGAAGAGTTTCAACGATTGATGATAACGTTACCCAAATGGGCCAAGGGAATACCCCTGGCTGCCGGATGCGAGATTAGCGAAATGTACACGAAAGATTAAGCAATGAATTACCTAGTATCTGTATACACCACACCCCAGACCCGAAGCTACTTAGCGTGCACCAAAGCAGGAGGTACTTTTTTGGTACCGCAAAAACAGATGGCGACTGCATTTTCTTCTGAAGAAGCAAAAAGAAAAAGTATTATCTTTGCTGAGCTTGGTTTTGTGGCAGTCTATGAACGGGATTCACGCGTAGATCACATCATCATAGCCAGGGCGCGCAAGCAGAACGCAGAGTTTAAATACGTCCTCGGCGCAAGCGGCGGGCTGTTTGCCGCCAAAAATAACGGCGCTCTGAAGATATATGTGGGCAAAGACTACGACGTTTCTGAGAAGATAAAAGAGCTTACCGAGTCTTTTCCTGATTTTTACTTTAAGGCCCAAGCCTTAACCCAACAAATATGACAAACGATGAATTCAACAACGTCGCCAACGGCCGCTATGCTGCCGAGGGCGCGCCCCTAGCGGCGCACATACCGACCCCGGACAGCGTTTATAAACCGCTTCCGGCTTTTGAAATATGGTCCGAAGAAATAGTACCCGCATTGGCGAAACTGCGGGATGCTATTTTCAAAGGTCGTCCCTGTCTTTCGGCGATGAAAGAAATCCACCTGCGCACCTACGAGCTGGAGCTTTCGCTACTTTATCCCGGCTTTTATACTCAGCCGGAGTCCGCCGACGCCGATGTACAAAAGGACAGACAATACGTTCCTTCAGAAGTTCCCGCCAAGGAAGTAGAGCGGATTGTGGCTCGCCGTCGTGTGCAAGACATTGAGGTACTCACCGCCAAAAATAAATCTTACGCCAGCGATAGCGACAAGCTCTCTAACTTCAAAGCAGCTGCAAAGTACAGCTTTAGCGAGACCGGAGCTTTGTGGGGTTTTTTAGTTAAGCACATCGTATCGGTTGAAGAAATCGTACTTGGCACGAAGCCTGCCACTCAGGAATTTATCGACGAGAAGCTAGGAGATTTTCGCCGCTATTTGATCTTGCTTGAAGCGCTGTGGCTTGAGATGTACATGAACAGCTAGGAGTATGAAACCCGTAACCGCTACGCGCCTTCTGGCTTTGCAGCTTAAGCTTAGGGTGACTTCATCTGAGCTGACTAGTATCCAAAACGAGAACGTAAAGAAGTGCGCCGAGGACATTATATCCGTGGCGAACGAGCTTCGTAATCTAGCAAGAACCCCACCGGCATAAAACACCGGCGGGGCAATCAAAGAAGATACGCATCTAATCCTACTCGAATTGCGCCATCCAATCTGCGGTTGGCGCGATTTTTGTTTTAGTAGATTTTGCTTTGTAGCCGCCTTCATCGTGCAGGTATCGAATGGCGCGATCATGCTTTACTCCGAGCTTTTCAGCCAGGGTAATACGAGTCTCGTGTTCGTCGACACGCTCTACGATAGCGCTGTCATTCTGACGTAGGTTATTGACTTTGGTGTCGACGTCGCCGTGACGCCAGCCCAAATAGCCACCCAGAAGGGCGCCAGCGGGGCCGAGAAGGGCTAGACCGGCTAAAGCGCCGCCGCCCGTGATGAGTGTAGTAGTTTCCATTGTTTTGCGTTTTGTGCCGGCTTAATTGCCAACACCTAATTAAACGGCGCCTTCAGATATAAATTAAGCAAGTTAGAGCTATTAACAATTTCTTTACAACTGCGGGGTGAGAAGGGATTGAACCCCCAACTATGGGCTTTGGAGACTGCCTATTGAGCTACCACCCCAAAATGAAAAGCCCTCGCCAACGTTTTAAGTCGGTGAGGGCTCAATGCAAGAAGGCTTTGGAAACGCAAATAACCTTAGCCGAAAAGGAGACTTTCAGTTTCCCGTAGTCTCAAACGCAATCATACTATAACACGCAAAACTGTCAAGCGTTATTTTTGCAACTCGTCTTCGTACCCTACAATCGTCTTGAGTATTTTTCGCCAATCTTCTTTATATTTGGCTAATACTTCCGCATTAGAGGTAGTGTCAATAAAAAGCGGCATTTTTAGCACTTCAGCCGAAAAATCCCGCTCTATAGCGCCCGTAAAGGCGCTTTTAGATGGAGGGGGTGGGGTAATGCACCCGCTAAGCGGCAGGAGGACTAGGAGGCCCGTCCAGAGCATCGTCAATGCGCTTAAGCTTTTTGGCTTTGTCATCAGCTATTTTCTTCTTTTTATTCTCGTGTAGCGTGGCCAAAAGCTGTTGCCAAACTGAATTCAGCAAAAATATGAGTTCTTTTAGCCACGCCATAGTTATTTCAGGACCACTAGTTTTTTAGTAGCAACGATGCGTCCCCAGATAGCCACGGCGCTTCCGCCGAAAGTCATCAGGGATTCGATAAGCAGACTACTGGCTTCAGAAAAACCAGGCAGCACTTTAATTCCAAATAGGGCAAGTACGCTCGGGATGGCAGCGACAACAACACCCAGGATGGTTTTAGAAGTGAAAACGGATTTCACTTCGGGTTGAGTAGAGGTAGTATCGGTCATAGGAAAAATTAGCGAGCGTAGTAAATTGTAGGCGGCTCAACGTAGCTGGTGTTTCGTGAGTCTCTTAAAATCATTTGAAGCATCGTCCTGTCTTCGGCAAGGTGTGTCTTTATGGTAGACACACTTTCGCGCATGTCCCCGATGTCTTTCCGGATGCCAGTTATTGTAGACTCGAAGATCACATCTCTTTGCTCGAGGCGCGTCTGTATTGAATGTATTTGATGATACACCGCGCCACCGGCAAACGCAGTAGCAACTATGGCGGTTAGAATTGCCCAGTTTTCGAGTAAAAAGGCATGGAAGTTTTTAATAGAAGAGCTCATGGCTATCCAAGAAAAGATGCGTAAGCAACGCTGCGGACTCCGTTGACGCCATCGTCGCCGTAAAAAGATGTCGCAGCAGAAGAAAGCTCCAGAGGATAGAGAGTCTTGAAACCTCCATTCCAGGAGCGCAAATATTTCGCATGGCATGTTTGAAAGCCATTGCCCGGCGAAGAGCCGTTTGAGTCGCCTTGGCGCAGAACAGTACCGAAACCATCCGTGTTATTATTTAGACTTGAGAGCGCGCTAATAGGGGTGCGTGCCACACAAGCACAATCCACATACATGTGGCCGTTAACTAAAGTTTCTCCCAGCGGGTCCACTACAAACTCAAGGCGCCACGCGTTTCTAACAGGGCGCCATGTGGCAGTACCGTAAGACCAGGTGTCAGTGGTGTCGTTTTGTTCGAGAACTAATTGGCGCTGATTATAGCGATTCCAGATACCAAGGTGGGGGTGGCCTACCGTAGCGCTGTCTGCACGAGGGCGCCACATGATGGTGTTGGCTGAAGTCCAGCCGTAAACGGTTCCTACGTGACGGCGAGTGGGATCACCGCTTTTTACCGGTATGCCGTCCACGCGCACCACAGTCGTGCCTGTCTCGACAGACAGTGTGGGGGTGCTGCCTACAGCCCTAACGTAGGCTTCGCCCTGCGTGTTGGCAGCCAAAGTAAAAGCCAATGAAATCCCACTTGCGCCAATGTCGTAGGCGTCATAGCGAGTGCCGTTAAACAAAGAGATGTACCGGTGTACTACAGGAATGTAAGTCAGCGTACTGGCGCTAACAGTTGAATTTAAAGACAGGGGTCCGGTGTTTAGGCTAAGCAGCCCGCCGACAACATCGGCAAACTGCGTATTGACCATTGGGCGATTTATTAGTGTCAGTGGCATTAGTTTTCACCTCCGTAAGTTGCAACAAGAATTTGAGCAGCGGCCGAGGGTATGCCAGCGGCAACAAGAGCATCAATTTTTGTTTGATTAATTGCTTGGGCGGCCTGTGTTTTAGCCTGAATATAGGCTTGCGCTGCGGTTGCGTGCGCTTCGGCCAAAGCTTGCTTTTTGGCCACCTGTTCGGGAGCAGCCAGCCAAGAGTCGATTTCTTCCTGAGTCAACAGCTCATAGCCCTCAGGAGCCACGGCCTCGTCGTCAAAAAGCTGTGCCAGCTGAGTGCTTAACATGTCTTCGGACGGATTCTTTTTAAAAGCTATTTTCATATTATGAACCGTAGTTTAAATAGGCTTTATCTATCCACACAGAGCGCGTGGCTGGATTTGTTCCGTTTGATTGGATGCGGGCGTAAGCCAAGTTGAAAGCAATCGACAGAGCCGGGGTAGTAGCGCTTATGCCGCTGCCCTGCTCAACGCCATTGATAAAGTAACGACACACGCCCGAACCTGAAAATAGAATTTGAAGATCGATAGCAGTTCCAGTAGCTACGGCCACGGAGGTGTTAAATACTGTTTCAGAACCTGCGCCATTGTCCATAACACACACCCAGTTACCTGAATTTTCTGCGTGATTATAGCGGAAGAAGGCGGCGCGTTCACCGTTCCACCACCCTTGACCCAGCAGCAAAGTATAGTTGTTAGTGGCGTCTGAAAGGGTTTGAAGATGGATGCGCAGCCTTATATCTATTGGGCAGCCCCAGCGGCCGGTCTGGTCGTTGCCGTCTCCGCCGTACGCTCCTCCGTAGTACATCGTAGCACTGGCGCTTGCCGAAGTTCCGGCACGAAGCTCAAGCCAGCCTAAATTTACATTTTGATCACGCACAGGACCGCCACTATCGCCGGTCCAAATCGACGCGACCGAGCCTGTACCGTTGGTTTCGCCACGGAAACCCGATATGGCAACCGTGCTACTTATTTCAAAGAAATCGCTTTTTACTTCAGTAAAAGAAAACGGCGAACTGGCCGACCCGGCGAATTTGCCGGCTTTTACTACTATCTTTGTGCCAGCCGCCATTGCGCCACCGACGGTTAAAACAGAAGACGAAGTTCTGGTTAAAGTACTTTTTGCCTGATTTACGCCATCAAGAAAACACTCGATGTAGTCTAGGCTAGTCGGCAAAGAATCGATACTGGGAGTGACAGTGATGGCCGTCTGACCTTCAGTGGCGGTGCCTTCGTAGGTGGCCACAACAACATTAGCTGCGGCGTTTACGGCCGATGTGGCAGAAGCTGCGGCTTCATCAGCACTGTTTAACGCAGAGGCTTCAGAAGCAGCGGCTGAATTGGCGCTACTTGTTATTGAAGCCAATAAATCATCAGGCAGAATGCCGCTGCCCAATTCTGATTTTAAGCAGCGGTCTATTTGCTCTTGAAGTTGCTGATCGATAATGCGGCTTTCGTCGGCCGAGCTTTCGTGAGTTTCTGGAAAGAACCCGCCTTGATTATTGAAATCGCGCTTCTGAAGCAGCGGATAATTAGGGGTTAAAGTAAGCTTTTCCCCCGTGGCTAGGACTACCGTAAGCGTTACATACCAAGTCGCCGTATCTGAATTACTAACGCCGCTTACTGTGTAATCGGAATCAACCACTAAGGTCGATACAACCCCAGCAACCGAAGTCTTTGTGACCGCCACATAGGCTTTGTTAGCCAGGGGGAAACCGTAGGCAAAAGGCCCCGTAAGGCCGCTTCCAGTGTACTCGGAACGATAATTTGCCGCGTTAATCATACGTCGTTTTGCATAGTATATATCATGCCCAATCTCTGTCTATGCCTTTACTCTCTTGGCGGACGGATAAAATAATCCAGGAAGCTGACATCTTCGCCGTTGGCTTGATTAGCCATGGCGTCGATAGTAACGCTCAGCTGACTGGCGGGGACAGGAGCCAAAAGACTCGCCAAGGTAACGCCGGCTTTAAGAGTATTTTTGTCAAAGTTTTCCCGCTCGGTGTCTTTTATAACTAGCTGCCCGGCGCGTATAAGACTTTCAACAGGGGTCATTTGGTAATCTTGCCCGGTCAGCATAGCGCGGAAAACTCCGCCGGCGATGGGGATTAAACCGGTCCCTTGTAAAGCAACTATCTGAGCAATCTTTTTCCATTTCTCGTCGTCGTCGACGTCCGGAAAGTTTCGTTTAATGATTTGCTCCATTAAAGCAGGAGCAATCATCATATTTGCTACTCCCGCCAGTGCAGCAGGAAGCGCTACGATTCCGTCTCTTTTGACGTTATTCATGCGGCGCAGCAGACGATTGTACACCACGTTGGTGTAGGTTTGGAACATGGTGAATAGCCTGGCCGTGTCGTTTCCGCCGGCGATCAACTGGCTTTGGGCGTATGATAAACCCGCGCCCTGTGTCTTTCTGACAACGCTATCGGCGTACTGAACTGCGTCTTCGTGGCTCATGCGCATTTCCTCTAGCGCTTTGCTGTAGCCACCGAGCCAGCTTGGTAGTGCGGTGGCAGCGTCAAAAAATCCGATCATTGCAAAAGCCGAATCTTCGTACGCAGATTTTACTTTTCCTGCATCATATTTGTTGTTTATTTCAGCAATGTTGCGGTCGACGTTTCTGCGCCGGGTTTTCATAAAATCGGAAACAGATTCTACCCAAGAGTGTAGCTCTCCGATTTTCGCAGGGTTTGCATAGGCTTTGGCTAACCCAAGTGTGGCCCATTTGGCGCCTAACTCATCCACAGTATTTGCATAGCCAACAATGTTTACAACCGCCGACCCTACCTTGAGGCCCAGCTGAGCAAAGGTGGTGCGCTTGCGTATAAAGCGAGCCATGCCATCCGTTATAAAAGAGCCTGTAACATTGGTTCCGATAGACTCTTTAAGCCACCAATTTAGATAGTTGGCTTTTTCCGCCCCCATAGTTGACTCTAGGGCAGAGCGAACATTTTTGTCTTTTAAAAGTCTCGCAACATCCCGCACCGGCTCAAACAGATTTAAATCCGTGTAAACCTGTTTAAAATGTGAATCGAGGGGGTCCCAACCACGTAAACGAATTACTCGGTCGCCAGTGCCCACGCGAGCCATACGGTACCCATACTGCGTGGCGATAGCACCCGTGAATTGATTCATGGCTACGATGCCTGAGTCTTTTAAATTCTGCTCAACTGTGCCGTTTTTCATTTCGTACGCCAGGGGGAAGTACCACCCTTCGTACTCACCAAAAGGCGTCGAGACTTTGGTAGGCTGGACCATTTTCAACTTTAGTCCGGTCACACGCTGGTTGTGGGCTTGAATTCTTTCTTTGTCCTTTTCGAGCAAATTCCCAATTCTTTTTACAGTATCCCAATCTTTCTTGGTCATCGTAGCCAATACGCCGGCTACTTCTGCAGCGCTATATCTGCCATATAACGCGGCCTTATTGCCTTCGTTGCCCGTTTGCAAAGCCCAGTACAAGACGTCTCGTTTTGCTATTTTCGTGCCCAATTCTTTTATGTAAACATCTCGGGCCAGTTCTCCACTGCCGTAATCACTGAGAATTTTATTAAGCTCGCCCATCGTTTCAGTCAGCTCAAGCGTGGCTTTATTTACCGCTTTAGCAATAGGCTGAAATATAAATTTAGTTAGTGGGCCTACCTTATCTCCATCAAACTCTGTTAACAGGAACTCTACCAGACGCAGTGTAGTAGCTATGCGCTCTCCGTACCTAGCGGCATCATAGAGTTTATTTGAGCTAGACACCGCTTTAGGCTCTGTGCGCTGCTTGTTATTGACGCGCAGACTTTCTACTATTTCCTGAGCCTTTGTCTGCCTAGCAGATGCCACAGTAATGTCGTTGAGTTCTTTTAGCTGGCGGCCTACATGCGCAATACTTTCGACCGCGTTGTATACATCTTCAATTAGTCCAAGCTTTGCATCGTTAATATTGAGCTTAGTTCTTACTTCTGCCAAGGATTCAGGTATGATCGGGAAATTGTAATCCTCGTTTTGGCGGCGCTGCCACTCTGCCAGGGTGCCAATTTTAACGGCTCGCGAAGCTTCTGATTCATTTGAAAGGCTTACAAGAGAAAGAATTTCATCAATACGCGCCAGGTATTCCGGGTCACCCAAGCCGATTTTAGCGCGAGCGCTAGGGTTAGTGGCGTAGTCTTTTAGCTTTTCTACAAACCGATCAACCTGTTTAAGACGAGACGTGGCTTCTTTGTAAGACAGGTAGAACTCTGCTTGTTTGCGACGAGCTTCTGCCGCTTGCGCGTACCGGCCTGAAGCAAAGTAAGACTGTGCCTGTTCCGCCGCTTTACGAGCATCACGGAAGTATTGTTCGGGGCTGAGAGTTCCGTAAACAGCTTCATCCATTCTCTGAGACACAATCTCAGCTAGAATATCAAGAGGCGTGCCGGTACGACCAGAGAGCTTATCGAGCGCATCTATCTCTTTTCTTAATGTGGCAAATTTAGGGTCGTTTACTAAAGCATCACGTGCCGCAGCTTCAATGTTAGATTCAGCCAAGAAATCAGCGTATTTCTCCATCATGGCCTGCTCGACAAAACCTTGGACCATCTCTTCTTTCGAGACATTGGCCGTTAGCTCTTCGACCATTTTGTACTTGTTATCGTACTCAAACAGCTGAGCAACATCTTCCAACGGCACTCCGTCTTTTTTAACCCAACGCGGGTTTAATTCATCAAGCTGCTTTTGAGTAATTACGCCATCAGCGACCATTTGCTCGAGCTCTTGGCGGTTGAGCCCTACTTTCAGCTGCTCCCCGACTTCAATACGTTCGCCTGTCTTTTCGGAAACGTATTCAAATTTTCCTGTGCTTAGGAACGATCGAACAAGCGCCCAACGCATGTTGCCAACTTCTTTCTCGGCTTTAGCTTTTTCTTCGGCGCGGATTTTTCTGTACTCAGATATTTTGGCTTTTTCTACGCGAGCCTGCGCCTTTTGAAATAGCGTATCTTGGGCGGTTTCTAATGCCCGATTATGGGTGTTAATGTACTCAGCGTAGCCCTTGGCGGACATACCCGCTTCTTCCGGAGTTTTAAACAAAGGAGCCATCGGAGCGGCATCTTCGTTTGCATTAAGAACCTCGGATGCGCCCAGCAGTCGTCCAAATATTCCAGCCACCTCTCCAGTCTGTTGGCCGCCAGAGCGCACGTGCTGGTCGTATAGCGCGCCTAACCAGCGGCCGTACTGCCTAAACGCCGGCTTTAGTGCTTTGTTTGGGGCCACGCCATCGGCAAGGAATTGCTCAAACGCAGCTGCCCATTTTTCCTGCTGGGCTTCTGTAAAAGGCTTACCACCTTCTGCGCCTACATATTTCAGAGCGGCTTCTCTTAAAGCTTTTACCTCAGGCGAAGCATTTTCTGTGCTGCCGATTTGATCTACAATTTGCAGAAACGCATGGCCACTTTCGTGTAAGAAAGTGGTGGGGTCAGCCGCAGAAAAAAGCGTAATGACGTTGCCGGCCGGGTCAAAATTTCCTCGGTCTGTGGTGCGTTCAGTTAACAGCGAAGAGTCGAAAGCACGTGTTATTGTAGGTTTATACTTCTGATAAAGCGCAAATGCGTCTTCGCCGGACAACTCAGCCAGGGTTGAGAAGAACGCGCCGTAAAGTTTTGACTGAGCTTTAGCTGTTGCCTTCTTGCTTTTTAATTTAACAAGATCAGCTTCTACGCCTTGCTCCACAAGAATGCGGCTTTTCTGTTGGGCAGTCAGGCTGTCAAATTTTTCTTGCGCCCGCTTGGTGACGTTGCCTTGTTCAGCGGCAATCCGTGTATAAATGCTTTTGGCTTCAGCGCCAGTCAGGCCGCCGGCGGTCAGCGAGGTCTCTTCGATTAAAGCTTTTCTCGCATCAGCGCTTAAAAAAGAGAGATAGTTTTCCAGCGGAATGGAAAGGGTCTGACCGTTTTTGAGCTGCTCAGAGATACCGAGCTTTTCTACAGTCTCAGTCAGCTGTTCGTTTTTACCCGCAAAATACTTTATAAATGCTTCGGAGTCTATGAAAACATTTTTCTGTGCCTTAGGCAGCGCCGCTTGCTCAACGGCTTTTTGCGCAAAAGTCTGTCTATCTCGGCCGGTTACAGTGGTTGCGTCAGCCGCCGAGTTTAAACTTTCCAGTCGGGCTCTATCTCTTTCGTATTTGGCGATTTGACCCAGCTGTCTGACATTAGATGCACCACTTAGCACAAGCAGCGGACCCGCCGACGTTAACGCGCCGACGGCACCTGCTTGGCCAATACGAGAAAGTGCTTCCAGGGGAGTGGTGTCGGCAAACAGCTTCTTGTCGTCAAATGTTTTTGCCAACTCTTCGCCGACGATGTTGTTTAATTCAAAAGCCGCCATCAGCGCGCCTTGGCTGGCTACGGTAGTAGCGTAATTTTTACTCCATGCAAGAAGAGCTTTCTGAAAAGTCGGGCTTGTTTCTAAAGCTTTTTGTAAAACAGTTTTCGTAAATCCCTTAGAAAGGTTGCGGCCAACAGCGCCGGAAACAACCTCAGCCGCGCCTATACTTAAAAAGCCGCCGGCTGCCCCGGCTATTTTTGCCGCGATTCGAGCTGCTTGAGGGTCAATAGGCGTGCCATCTACTGATTTTATCTTCTTGAACTCTCTATACGCCTGCCCCATTGTCTGTTCGGCACCGACATCAAAAGCTCCTGTTCGCGAAGCTGCGCTTAAAGCAGTCGGCAAAGCGCGGGCTGCGCCGATCACTGCTCCTGCGGCACGCGCTTGTACAGGGCCGGGAGTAGAAATAAAGCCGCCAAGGGCGCCGGCGCCTACGCCCGCGGCGAACACCGGGGCTCCTCTAGCTGCAGCCATTCCTATCTGAGCCGCGCCGCCGGAGGTAAACGCGCCCGCAGCTTGTGAAAAATTAAAAAGAGCGTTCTCTCCTTCGGGGATTAAGGACCTCTCGGTTTCTAAGCGAAGATACTCCTGCTCCTCTGCAGGAGTTAGCGGAACTTCGTTGGCGCGCTTGGCATCTAGCTCGTTCATACGAGTCTCGATGCCGCCAAGCTTAGTCAGCCCGCTTCCAAAACCATCAATGATAGAAGCAAAAGCGTTTAGATTTGTGACGTCCCGGCGTCCCACCCTGGCGTTGTAAGGATCAACCATCCACTCTCGGACGGCGGGATGCCACTCATTGATCCTATCTAACTTCATGCCGACACGCAGCGCGGCTAGCTCTGCGCTTCCGACGTCCGCTTCGACTGTCTCTTTATCTAGCCCTAAAACATTTGCGGTCTGATTTACCCGGGCCTGCTGTTCAGGCTGATATTCAGCCGCGGCCATCATGTTATTGCGAACTGTTTCGTTCTTAGCCTCGTCAGAAACACTTGTAGGGGCGTTGCCAGCGACAAGCTCACTTAGCCGAGTGTTAAGTGCAATCGTGTCTGCATAGCCTTGATAGATGTCTTTTATGTCATCGCTAGGAGCGATGTAGCGCTGAACCGGAGTAGTTTTGGGCGCTACAAATTTATAATCAAGTCCGCCGGTCCCGTTTGGAGAGATGGTAGACATCTTCGGCTCAGCCGGTGCGTCGCTAATAACAGGAGCTTCGGTGGGCTGCGCGTAGGCTGGCGAAGTCCCGCCACTAAACTCCGTGTCCTGCCTTTGTATAGTTATCATGTCAGAAGGCTAAGTTTTTATAAAGATGTACTCCATAGTAGGCTTCCACATCTTCGTTAGGGATTCCTTCAGGAGTTTTAAAAATGTCTTGTTTGTCGGCCGAAAGATTATTCCATATTGCCAGTCGGGCTGCCTTCTGGTCAAGCGGAGGAATTGAGCCTATGGGTATGGAAGGAAGAACTTTCTTATCGGAATAAACTTTATAAAGCGGGGGTTTGCCCCAGCCGCCGTTTGGATTTCTGACTTGTATCATCAGTCTTTGCCCGATTTTTAATTTCTCTTCTTGCGTTGGCTCGCGGCCTTGGGATAACGAGAAATCTTTTACGGCTTGGAAATAAGCCGGGGCAAAACTCTTATCATAATCAGCGTTAGAGACACCCTGCTTTTTTATCGTCTGCTCGATTTGGCTGTCAGTTAGATTCTTTTGTATGTCTGCTTCAAGCGATTCATTTCTTAGCCGGCGAGTGTAATAGCTCATTATTTCCGCCCCGTCTTTGGCGCTGATCTTATCTCTGTTCTCGGGGTCATTCATTCGAGCAGGTAAATCGCGCCAGCGTTCATCTTGTGCAAAGACAATACCCTTTAGGCTCTGGACCACCGAAGGAGAGCTGGGAGTATTTAGTTTCTTATTTACGCGTATTTGCTCTATTGCCACAGTTTCAACGCCTGACAAAAGGCCAGGGGTGATAGGAACATCGGGATTAGCCAACGCATTATCTAAGACGGCTTTTATACCGGCTCCAGTAGCGGCGTCCCTGTTTTTTTGACGAATAGCTACCGCATCAAAAACTGATTTCTGCACCGCCGGACCAAACTGATTAGCGGCGGCGATTGTCTCTTCGTCAGAAAGATTGAGCGCAATAATGCCGCTAGTCTTTATATTGACCTCTTCTTGCGCCGCAGCTGGAGCGTACTTCTCATATAGCTGCGCATACCGCTGGGCTGATAGCTGGCCTTTTTGGGCCTCTAGTTCGCCTAACGCAGAGATGGCCGATGTCTGGCCCTGCATGAGCACTCGAGTGGCGTAAAAGTCATCCTGGGTTGCCCTGAGGGCCCCCTCAACCAGCTGCGGAGATTGATTCTTATTTTGACTTATCACTTCCGCCCTGACCGCCAGCCAGTCTTTGGCTACGTCATTTGGGTCGGTGCGCATTGCAGCCTGCTGTGTAAGGTTTTCTACTAGAGCCTGGCTTTGCGCCATCTGATACTTCTTGGCGGAAGAAAAAACCTGATCGTCAACCTGTTTGCGAGTGGCGCTATAATAGTCATTAAAAGCACCGTTAAACAAGCCACTAGACATTGGACCAAGACCAGTGCTGTATTTGCTAGATATTTCTGCCCGTTTTGCCTCTACCAGTTTGGGTATCTCGCCGAGCTTATCGCCTTGATTGGCCCCAAAAATCTCATTAGTTGCTTGATTAAACTCAATTGTGGCTTTGTTATAGGCTTCTTTTGCTGACCCTTTGGCGAGGTCAACCGTCCAATCAGTGGCAATGCTGTTAAGCTGTTTACCCGCTTCAGATAGCATTGCTCCGTTTGCGGCGCCAAAAGAGTTAGCGTCGGCTGTCGGATTCGAAGAGGCCAAAGAACGCTGCTCGACTTGGCCGGGCTGATAGCGTTGTATTTCCATCTTTAGTTAGTGCTGGAGGTTTTGCCGTTTCCGCTGTATTTAAGCGCAAGCGGCGACAGGCTGCCGAGCAAGGACGTACCGACGGCCAGTGCGGTACTGCGACGCTGTGCGCCAGCCAGGCGAGCCTGGTTGCGGTACCCCGCGGCCTCAAGATCGGCGTTGTATTTTATAGTCAGAGCGTCTTGCTCGCCGAAGTACTGGGTCTGCTCGTTTATATCGGCACCTGACCCGGCGTCTACCAAACCGCCACTAGCTGCCTGCGATGCCCGCTGGCGTCCCTGCAGCTGCGAGAGCTGCATGCGAAATTTAGATTCTTCTTTGGCGCCGCGCTGCTGTGCATCTAGCGCATTTTGCTCCATTACTTGCTGGTTAAACGATGCGGCTTTGTTGGCGGCAGACGTTTGAGTGTAGGCGCCAACACCGCTAACGGCGGCGCTACCTATCAAAAGAGGAACTGCGAGGGCGGGGGTGCACATATTAAGACTTCAGATAAAAGTAGTGAAAATTTCGTCCAAGCCAGCCATACGGCTGCGCTGGCTCGACGGTAAATCCGCACCACTTTAACCATTTTATGGACACTGCATTCTCAGAGTCGACCCAGTTCTCTAGGACGGCTGCGAGCTTGCGCATCCTGTCGACAAATATACGGCTTTTTTTTAGAAAGACAAGGCCCGCACGTTCTATTTCAGGCGTACCCAAGAGCCAAATGTTATAAACCCGCGCTGTCATCGACACGCAGGCAAACCCAAACATTACAAACGGCACCCCGTCTTTGCAGCCAGTCCACGATTTTTCTGAGGAAAAGAACGCCGTCCGTACGCCGCTATCGGGAGTGTGAGTCGAGCTTCTCCAGATTTCTTTCCGGTCCGCTTCCCGCATATTTTGGGCTATGATTGCGATGTCGCTAACACGGGATTCTCTAACGGTGTAAACTGGTTTATTTTTCTGCATTTACGATTCTTGCCATAATAGCTTGCACAGTTAAAGGCAGAGGTTCGTAAGTACGCACAAATACACGGCTGCTTCGTTCCTCCCCTGCATAAATTTCAATCTCTTTAGTCCCGGTATACAAATCGATCGGCACTCCATTGGGCTCTGTCGTCCGGAACTTAATCTCAGAAAGTCTATCAGCATTCGGGCCAACCCAGCAAGTACGAGACTTTCTTAGTTTCAAAAGAACAGTTTTTACCTGGCGGTGTTTGTCCTGTATCGGCCCGGCTTGTGTGTTGTAATTCAAGTCAAGAGTCCAAAGATCACAGGTGTAGGGAAGCCCTACGGTTACAAACGCAGCCGGAGTATCTAGTACTATCTGCCCCGAGGTTACAACTTTACCGGTGACCTGGCTTCCATCAGCCAACACCGCTACAGTTTTACCTTCTAAATGACTTAGCCCCGTAAATGTCGTAGCGCATTTGCGCGCAGCTCCGCCCGAGACATAGGTGCCATACGCGGCGGTGCTTACATCCGCGGTGCCTGCTTTGTTTTTTAAAGCAAACGTGTTAGTGGTCGCCGCATCCACGGTGTAGTAAAACTTATTTACCTGATCCATGCCAGCAACATCGGTAATGAGTACAATATCTCCGTTTGAGAAACCGTGGGCGGGGCAAGTCACCACGCCGGGGTTGGCTTTTGTAATTCCTGTGATTGTTTTAGGTGTGTTGTACTGAAGCCCGCAGTCGACAAACCACGGTGAGTAGACGTCGTTAAACTCCCGGCGAGCCATTTGCTCCACAAAGCGTTTGGTAGTCCCGTTAATCGTCCGCTTTACGATAAACCAAACTTCACCCGACCCGGTCGCATTCGTTGCACAGGCTACAGACTCAAATTGACCGTCGGTCACATGACGATGCCAACCGTTTATCTTGTGTTCTTTGTGGTAGGTCATGCCAAGTAAAACTCCGTCATCGCGGCAACCCCACACAATCGACTCTTGGCCTTGCTGGTAGCCCCAGCTTGAAATGCCGTAGTCCTCAAGGAGATGTTGAGCAAAAATCGTGACGTCCTGGCTATCGTACCCGTTTATGTCTAGCGAGTAGGTAAGGTCTCTGACTTTCTTGCGAGATGCCTCTAAAAATAAAATAGTATTTCCGATCACCAAAGGGGAAAGATTATCCACGCCCCACTGGCTTTGGCGCTTGATGTTAGTGCTTGCGGGAGTGATGGTGTCCGAGTTAACCCCGGGGGAAACGCGCCATTCGCCACCGGCGGTACCTATAACTAGATCAGTTAAAGATACAAGCCAGCGGATTTCATTTACCTGCTGGGAGTTTAATGTTCTAGTGATAGCGTCGTCATCTCTCAGAGGTGCAGAAATGTTAAAATTATTAAAAACCCCAATAACCGAAGTAAAAAAGCTTTGTGGATTATTGTTAGTGCGCGCCTCTACCAAACGCTGATCGTGGAAGACTGCTACGCCGGGATAGTCGCTTGCTGCATTAAATAGCGTACGAGCCACGGGCACACCTTTATTGGCGTCAGGAGTCAAGTTTGAGGGTACTGTAAATACGTTGGTGTTGGCTCTGCCTATCCAGCCATACGAACCGTTTGTGGCTTGATTAAGCGTCTCATAGACGTTATAGTAAGAAGCGCCGGCTACGGCCGTCCAAGTAAGGGTATCGGCCCAGCCAAAAGCTGCAGACTGAGTAGAAGGAGGAGTCTCTTCGCCGATTGCAGATACGGCAGTTACTACATAGTATCTACCCGTAGCTGATCCAGAAGAACGAGTGATCGTGCCAGGGGAGGCAATCGATGCGGCCGTCGCAGGAGCTGTATACGTCCAAGAGGTGTGGCTTGTGCGGGTTAGCTCAGCTCTTGGATACGAGGGGTGGCGAATGTATAGCCGGTCGGCGCTTTGCTCAAATTTTAGATTTGCCAGGTCGGCTTCAACGTAGGGCGTAACAACTTCAACCGGAGTGCCAGGAGGACTTTCAATTCTCCCGCCATCTTTATAAAATCTGATATACAGGTCGCCGAACTCTAAAAAATACAACTGCGCGGTCGAGAACTGAAATCTAACTATAATGCTTTTTTTATTAGAAGATTTTGTTTCGTTTACTAACTTTGTGCCGGGACGGTTAGACGCACCTCCGTGGATGTGCGGGTAGAAATTGATCATTTCCGCCACCGATTGATCATAAGCATTCAGGTCGGTACGCGCATCGAGAGTATCAGCCAGCTCCCCTCCTGTGAATGAAGATTGAATTACGGTTGTCATAGGCGCGATTGCGCAAGCGGACTGTCTTCGCTCGGCGCCTCGCTGCCTTCGTTTCCACTGCGAGCTGCCGCGCGATTGAAGGCGCGCAGATACATGTTATAAAAATTTTGCTGCATCGAGATGCTGCCTTGCAGGGGCAGAGCCAACTCTGATGCCAAATACCAAGACAGGGCGTTTGCAAACAGTGGATCAAACAGCGTCGGGTTTGTTATCTTGGCGGTGTAAATTAAAGTGGCATTTGCCGTGTTAGAAAGCACAGACATGGCAGTCTTTGCCTTGTTAGAGACAACGTCAAAGTCGGGCTTTTCCAGAGGAAGTAGCGGCTCGCTAGACGAAAACAAAAGCGCGGCAGTTGCAGTGTCGGCTACGCGCAATGCCATCAGGCAATCGGGCGGGGCTTGGTACGCGTAAGAGTAGCCAGCGAACGAATCAGTTGTTAAAACTAATGCTTGCTCTGCGCGTGCAAAACGGAAATCAAATTCCCGCAGCATCATATCGCGGCACAGTGGGTAGAAAAGACGACAATGATCAGCCGTCTTGCCTACATCGTCAAGCGAATCTATGGGATTCGAGCCGATACGCAAGAGGGCTCTGTTACAAATATCAGTCTCGGATGCCATTATAAAATTGTCGGCATTGTTACGGGCGCCGGACCCGTCCCAAAACCCCCTGCGGTTTTACCCACAGGAGGCGTTCAGGAGGAGGGACAGAACTTCTCTAATTCAGAGAAGAAGATTAGACGGGCTGGTTACCAGCTACAGGCTGCCAAGCTTGGCGGTCCATAACAAAACCCGAGCGAATTGCACCTGCAGTGTAGGTTCCGGTAATTGCGTAACTAAAACGCAAGAAACGGAGCGTACCAGCGGGAACAACAGGCAGGTAAAGCTGAGCACCAAGGGTCAGAGCGGCAGTAGCAAAGGTCACCGTCCACAGCGCTACCGGTGAGGTAAACGCGGCGTCAGTGGCCGTTTGCAGGGTAATCGCAACCGAGGTACCGCCCGCAAAAGCGGTGGTAACAGCCAGGAAGCAATTAATGTCCATACCAATACCTGCATCTTCAGCAGCGCCGGTATCATAGATATCGGTGCTTACGATGGTGCCGGTGGTAAGGGCCTGCGGGTTAACTCCTGTTAAGAGGGTTTGACGGTCAAGAAACATAGTATTTTATAGTCTTTCTTGTTTAGGGTTAGCTGATAGTGGCTTCGTTGATGCGCAAGGCGTCCGAGCGACGAACAGGAATTTCGTCAAACGAGAGAACCTTTTTGCCAGCAACCATGTCCATTGTCAGAGTTGAAGCGGCCACCTTGTTCATGATTTGGCGGCGCAGGAAAGAACGCAGAATACCAGGTACGTAGAATACGGGACGACCCATGCTCAGAGAAGGAACCTTCTCAATAGCTTGAGTCATCACGTCAATTAGGTCAGCACCCGAAGCAGCGTTCTTAGTCAGCGCAGGTACGTCAATGTTGGCTATACGCACAACATAGCGCCAGTCACGCAAGGACAAACCGACATTCCACTTATAGTGGGTGCGGTATCCCTGGAAACGGCCACCAGCCGAGTCAATGATTGTCTGCTCGCCGAGGTCCTGCGACTTCAGTCCGCCTACGCTACCCTTAGGATAGATACCATGGACAGTGTTGGGTCCCCAGACAACCAGCCAAGCCGAACAGTTGTTCGATCCCGAGCCGCCGCCGAGGATGATGTTGTTACCGTTATCGGCGCCCGACTTCGTGGAATAGCGAGGAGCCAATCCCAGGAACTTTTCAGGGTCAATACCAGTGTTACCGTAAAAAAGAACGTTGGCATACTCTTGGTTCATCGCCTCAAGGAACGCGGCGTCTTCCGACAAGCGGAACTCAGCTACGTTACCATTTAGTTCTGCCAAGTCTTTGTCCACTTCGGCATAAGCTTCTAGCATGCCGCAGGTGTCGTCAACTTGAACGGTGGTGGATTTAGACGGCTGTACGCCGTAGTTTAGCAAGCGCCACGCTACCGTGGGGAGACCGGAGCGAACCGTGGTGCGATGACCAGTGGGAAGATTTCCTTCCACAAACAGCTGGTCGGCCAACACCTCATTTGTTCTATTGAGGATGTCGACTATTTTAGCGATTTTGCCATCGGGCTCCATACGACGCACTGCGTCTTCAAGAGTGAGGGCGGTTGTACCTAGTGTTGCCATATTTTATATGTGTTTATTTGCCGTCATAGATGATCTCAGACGCAGGGCGAGTAGAACGTTTCGCAGCTGCCCCGTCGCCGGAAACAGTGGTGTCTTCGCTCATTGCCTGACCTATGCGGGCAAAAGTTTTAATCAGTCCTGGATGGCTACCCCACCCAGTCTGTGAAATTACTTGTTTAAGAGAAGGATCTGCATACTTCTCAAGGCCACGATGGGCCATTTGTAGGGTCTTCTGCAGGTTGGCGCCACCGAAATCTTTGTCGGCGGTGATCTCTTGCTTCCACGTAGTGATCTGCGCGGCTTGCGCTTCTGCTTGTTTAGACATGATCGTTTGCGCAAGGCCGGAGGCCATGTCAACAAACTTTTGAGCTTTATCCTGCGGCAGGTTATACTCTTTGGCAGTCTTCATGAAATCGCCCATGATCTTTTCGTCCGCATTAAAACCTTCAGGAAGCTTGAACGATTCATATTTCTCAGGAGCGTTTGTTTTAGCAGCGTCAAGAGCTTTCTGTTTTTCTAGCTCAAGCTTTTGCTCGGGAGTTAGATTAGTCTCGTCTTTTTTGGATGTGCCATCTGGCGCCGGCTTAGCGGCCCCAGCAGGAGCCTTGGCGGCTTCTGCGATGAGACTAAGATTTTCAGCTGCGGGCGCTGCCTCAGCGGGCGTGGTTGTATTTACTGGGGGTGTTTCTTCAGCCATAATTCCTCCGATGAGCGCGATTTTAACACGGAGAAAAACGCCCGCAATGCCAGCTACTGGCTTTTCTCAACAGGATATACCGCATCTCGTGCAAGCAGTGGAGCGGCTTCAAAGGCGTCAGAATAAAATTGCAAACCTAAATTTCTCCGTCCTTCTCTGAACTCAAGGCTTGCTCCAGCCATAATAGAGCCGTCAAATATTTTTGACATTTCTATTAACCGCCGAAATATACGAACGCCTTGCGGGCTGGATAAAAGCCAGCGCATATCTTCAAGCTCCTGCTTTCGTTCGTGCTTTTGCAATAGCTTGTGTTCTTTTTCTTCTTCAACTGTAAGTCTTGCTTTGTCCATATTAAATCATTTCTCTGACATCTACCCACGTGCTATCTATCCACATCTTTGCCCATTCACCGTTTTTAGGGTTTTTGCCGGGGAGCCTAAGGGTAGTCGAGCTATAAAAAGGCCCAACGTTGGCTCGCTGAATAACGCCGGGGCGCACAGAAAAGTTGTAGCCTTCGTTCAGTCCCGTAACGTAAGCAAACGCATCATCTTCAGTTTTTGGCGTTTCAAAAATAATCCACAGGTGAAAACTTCCGTATGAGGTAGATTTTTCTACAAAAGCCTCGTGGCCGGCCGATGCCGCCAAAGATAAAACCAAAGTTTCGTTTAGCCCCAAAAGCGCGGTGTCGTTAACTCTGCCATCGATGTCAAAGCCGACCCAACGGCAGAATCCGGCGCCATTGATAGCAGTAACGGCCAACGTCTCTGCGCCGTTGCAGTGCGCGTCGATTATATCTTCGCTATACTCCTCGGGATAATAATGCTTAATCGGAGAAGAAGCGCCGCGCCAAGGCGCTGCTTTTCGGCGCATCAGCGTATCGCGGAAACCAATCGGGCATATCTTCTCAGAAATAAAATCTTTTAAGGTCATGTTTTTATAATGTAGTTGACGACCGCAAACGGCTGCATGTTATTGTGCGCGGTACCTGTTCCTGTCACACCGGTAATTCCTAGAGCTGGATCAATATTGGCTACCACAACACTTCCTGCTGCTGTTGCCACTTCAATGTACGCATCGGGCTCAGGAGCAGTGTGTGCGTGAGGCGGCAGTTCCGGGATGGCCAGGGCATGGACTTCAGCACCGCCGCTTTCGGCAAGATTATGCTCGGCGTTTCGGCCCCCAGATAAAAGCCCGGGGCTCTCTCCTATTGCCACGCGTCCGCGTAAGTCAGGAAGATTAAAAGTAGTTGAACCATCTCCCACTCCCCAAGCCGTCCCAATGGCGCTAAAAAGGGCCGCGTAAGTAGAACGACTGACTGCCGCGCCATCACAAAGAAGATAGCCTGTAGGGGCCGCCGACGCTGCCCACATGACTAAGGCACCAGAGGGTAACCCCGATACCGCAGGAGCCTGAGGCAAAAAGCGAACATTATTTGGGGAACGATACGCCATATTATTCGTGCATCTCAAACGTACAGGTTACAGCGCCGTTTGTGCGAGCGGATACTCTAACGCGAACTTCAAGGAAAGCCCCCCACCACGCAATCAGCTCGTTACCTGCGGCAGTGTAGGTGGCTTGGTCAACTGTGTAAATATTACCGAAAGCGTCTTTACTCTCGATTACCATTGTCATGTTGACTGTGCCGGTGAAAAGGTAGCCAACTTTAAACCACGTTTTGTCGGCACAGTTATACCACGGGCTAGATACGAGCGAAGTAGCCGCAGAAAACGGAACATCCTGCACATGGCAGGTTTTACTCATTGCGCAGGAGCCGCCAGTCTATCGGCCAGGGGTTGACCATTAATCGTCGTTTCTGAAGCTGCTTTGGCGGCCTGGGCGGCTTGGTTAAGCGCGGGCGCTGCTTGAGCGAGCTGCTGGGCTTGCTGTTGCACCTGACGTCCCTGGCGAAGCTTTTGAACCGCTTCGTCCGAACGGACAATTTGGGGAGCAATGCCATTCATCTCACTGTACACATCTATCACCTGATCAAAGTCAAGTTTATCCAGCGCTTCAGGATTTGCTTGAGCCAATTGCAAGGTGAAGCCCACAGTCTTTTCAATGGCGGTAGTGCCAACCATTTTCTGCGCTTGAGCCAACAACGAGGTGTACTGAACCTTTATCTGCGTGCCGTTTTGTAACTCCTCGGGAATTTCGGGCAGCATTCCCATGTTCTCAATTACGTCATACACCCGATCAATAATCGCATCGAGGAACTCACTTTGTAACCCCTCGATCACGGGACCTAGCATCATGAGCTTCTCCTCATACTTCTGCGCGGCCTCCGTGGCAGTCATCGTGCGCTCGTTATTTAAAACAGCCAAGAATAAATTATTAGAAAATGCCGACCGAATGCGACTTTCAACCACTTCCATTGAGGACACAAACTCCCGCAACTGCGGTTGAATCTGATAAAGCGGAGTGGCTCCTGTGGCCCCAGCCATTTCATCAACATACGTAATTCCGCCGGGGATCAACGACACGCCGCCGTTTTTCTTTACCGCCGGCGAAGCTTTGATAGGAGGGTCAACCATTTTACCTAAAGCTTTCAGCTTTATCTTCTCCATCTCATTTAGCTGCTTCACGTCGGGCAAGGCATCCATCGCAGGTGAATTGCCATAGACATCATTCCCCGTGACGTCCCAGCGGCCAGTCACAAACGGTTTCACACGATACCCGAGTGAAGTTAAAATCTCGTAGTCAGAGTCCATGCACGATACGCCATAGTAGGCAGAAGTATACCTCATTTGACCAAGCTTCGACGGATCAAAATCCATGTTTGGCTCGATGACGTGCATGACATCAAAACTTGTAAAAGGCTGATTGTCTTTGAGCGCATTGGCCACGCGAGTCGGCAGCTTTTCTTTACCAAACTTTTGCCGCATTTGCTTGGCTGACATTGCCAGCGGCCGGTACATCTCATCAATAATATTTTTGTGATTTGACGACAGCCAATACTCACCAACCGTCAAAGGTCTAAAATGAACAACCGTGTCAAAATCTTCATCAATGAGCATGGTTGCAGTGCCAAATCGAACCATCTCAAGGTAGCACTGGTGCACCGCTGTATAGAAATTCGACCGGGCAAACACCTGCATCATCATCTCTCGAACCCGGTAAAGCCAGTCTTTAACCGGCCCGTACTCCATAAGTGCCGTGTCTGAAAGCGTCAGCGTAAACCAAGGCGATGACGGCGAGTTTAACCCACCTTGTAACCCCGCTCCAGCCACACGAATGGCCTCAAGCGCAGTTCCGTTAAAAATCTTTTGGTGCTTTTTGTCCCCGCGGTTATCTTCCCATTTAGGATTGTAAGAGGTCAAATACCGTCCCTTTCGAGGGGCCATGTAATCCACAATCTCTTTGTAATGCGGAGCCCAAGACTCTCTAAAGACATCTTCCAATGCTTTGGCTTTCTTACGCCAACTCTCAACTTTATTGTCGACCATCATGAACCAAGAAGAGTTTTCTTTTGAACCGGGGCCACACTCACGTCACCAAACGGAGATGTCGCAATATTGGGATTATTGTTAGCGGCCTTTAGCTGTAATAGCTGCTGGTCCGCATTCAAAGGAGTGGCTTTTGCCGTTTGTATGGGCGGAGCCGACTCCATCTTCCCAATGTTTGGTGTATTGCACATAGTTAGGCGAAGATGTCGTAGTCCGTCACCGCCACGTTAGGACGGTTCTGGTACTCTTCTATCTCGGTCTTTTTTACCACGGGAGCGGCAAACGTCAATGCCAGCGCGTCGCCTAAATCCGGAGATTTGAGTCCACGTTTTTTCATCATCTTCTTTTGTTCAAGCATCTTTTGCCCGGACGAAAGAAAACTATAATTAGGTCCGGTTAAATCATCAAGTAGGGCTTGATCGTCGGGGATGACTCCGCCTTCCTCTAGCCACTTTTTAATACCAAACCACATTTCTGTTCGCTTGTATCGGTACTCAGTAACGCTTGATGCTGAACCGAAGTTAACCGGTATCGGTGCCAAATGAAGATGGCGCAGATAATCTATAACACCGGTTCCCATACCTACGTCAATAAACACAGCGTCAGCGCTCTCACTCTTCCAGTACTGCGCCACGAGATTGCCAAGATCAATATTGCCAATGTTACGCCCTTCCCAGAGCTTCCATGAGGCCAATCCTTGGCGCTTGAATATTACAGAGCGGTCATCGCCCTCCCAGGCCACGTCAACACCGAGTATGACCGGCTGGAAGATGTAGGCGCCTTGCCCTAACTTACGCTTGCATGCCGCCGATACAAGTTCGCGGGGAATAAGCTGGCTAATCGACGCACGAGGGAATTCGCCAAGGACGCGAACTCGGTACTCATCGCTGTCTTTGCCATATTCCCCTTCCCATTCGGCGATACTGGATTTCGAGACGAGCGGGCTTTGCTCTGCGTTGAGGCAGAAAGTCTTCCACAAGTCAGCGTTACGGTGGTGCGTGTTGTAAGCGTAACCGCTTGTAGCAGTCGGGTTACCGCACAACATCACACGGGCTCCATCGGTTGACAGCGCTCCGCGGGCTACCTCGAACACACTATCGGCCACACCGAAGGCCTCGTCGACTAGAAAGAGCATGTGCTTTGCGTGAAGCCCTTGTAGGGCGTCGGGCTGCTCTGGTCTCGCGGTACGCGCGGTTAAGAACTGGGAAGATTCCTTTCCCACTACTTCCATGCGCATGTTCGACACCACTAGTTGTGATTTTATCCAAGGGTTAGCGCTGTTGATCAATCGGCCAATTTCGGCCATCAATACGTCTCGAAGCTGGTTTGCTGAAGGTGCGGTGGCGGCAGTCTTAGAATCCGTAAAGAGCAAAGTGTGCCAAATAGCAACGATAGCCTCCACGGTGGTTTTACCTACGCCGTGGCCGGCGCGTACGGACACTTTGGCGTTAGGCTTCACGATCTCTCGCAGGATTTCTTCTTGCTGGGGTGTTGGTTTAATATTCAAGGCGGCATGGGCAAACGCCACGATGTCGGTGCGCCAGTGACGAATTTTCTGAAGTAGCTTCTGTTTTACTTCTTCTGGCGATGCAGAAAGGGAACTTTCGTTTGTAGCCTCGCCAGGCGAATCTTCCAAGGAGTCTTGTTTCCTCTTATCCCCTGTTTGCGCGATGGAACCGTTTTGGGTGGTGGGTTCGGAAGCACCCCCCTCTTGCAAGGGGGCGGGGGTATCGGCGGCAAGGGACGCGGCATAGGCTCGCATAAGTTTATCGGCGTTACGCTGCAACGCTTTATTGCCTGGAAAGTTCTTACTTAGAGCAGCGTCCCGCATATACACCTTTGCGGCGTTGTAGGGTATCCGGGTACTTTTGTAAGGTTTTACAATATTTTTACCATTTAAACGAGCTTTAAGCCCTTTTGATTTGTAGCCCTTGGGGTTGGGTAGGTCATTTTCCATGCTATTTCTCGCTGTTCTGTTGTTTGTCAAAGTCTAATAGGGATGCAATACCCAACATTACCGCGCCGCTATGCTCTACCTTTTCGGTGAATGCGGCGATGGATTTGCCGTAAAGCTCGCTAGCCTTTAGCCGCTCGCTGAAGGCGGGTCCGGTTATGTGGTGCTCTTTACCGTCCGGCATCGTGACAGTGTCAACGCTTGGCGCTGTTAAGATGTTTTGCCAGAAGCTTTGTAGGTCTTCTTTCGTGTAAAGTTTTTTCTTGACATCGAGCGGATTTTGATTAAGGGCGGCAATCACTCGCGGCTCTTTGACAATGCGGGCGACAGTTTGCGCGGTCACTGCAACGCCGTCACGCTTCATCGCCTTTACAGTTTGTTTTATATCGCCTGTGTAGTAAGCCAGGATAGCGGCGCGTAGTTGCTTTGATTCAGCACCGTTAACCGTTTTTATTTTTATGCGTTCTTGAGACATATTGGGCAGTAATAGCATAAAAAAATCGCTTGTCAAGGCCGCGGACTAATTTCCAGTCTCAATTAGTTGAGACACAGGGCAATATATTACTAAAATAAATAATTGAAAATAAAAGACGAATCTACTTTACTTTTGTATAAGAACGCCGTATTGTATAGGTATCAAAGGCAATAAAGCCGATGAAAAACGCAAAAATGACAACACAAAATAAATACGCCGAAGCTTGCAAAAAGCTTCTTGAAAAAACAAACGCCGTTGGCTACTTCGAGTCTCAGTGGCTCAAGCACGCAGAAGGTAAAACCGCTGAAGATTATCTCAACGACCTAAAACACGCGCTGGAGCATGCTGACTGTTCTAGCGGCTCAACTCCCGCGAGTGTTTATTATTCCAACATGCGCAAAGAGTTGCAAGATCTCGACGCTGACGCATGGGAAGAGATAAACGACGCGTTAGAGAGACATGCAGAAAATAGCGCGAGAGCCTATGATATGTTAGCTTGTGGTAGCTACAGGCTGGAAAATGCGCTATGGCTTGCTTACGAGTTCTTCGCGTTTGAGCTACTTTCGCGCATTGAAGATATCACGGCGGAAGAATTGGAAAGTGAGGCAGCCAATGTCTAACATATTTAAAAAGATACAAGCTGTTACCGGATTAAGCGTCGAGGCCCACACCTCGCGTTTTTCCGGTGAGTTTTCGTATGTCGTCAACGGCAAACACTATTTTGCGTGCGATGACATCTTTGACGCGCTGTGGTACGCGGCGGCGACTGATAAAATAGTACATGGAGCGCTTACAAAGCCCGTACTGTTTAAGTTAGGAGTTTTGAAGGCTTCATGCATAATAGAAAGTGAGTCGGCTAATGTCTAACACTCTACGCTTTGACGCTAGGAGTGTGTACGGCCGCGTAGTTTATTACCCGGCCAACGCCGAAGCAATGGCAATTTGCAAGGTTGCCGGGCTTAAGACACTGGACACTTACAAACTCAATACGCTAAATTCTGTTTTTCAAGTTGAAGTAACAGAGCGCGCTTTGGAAGGGGCCGGGTATGTCTAAAATCACCTTCAAAGTAAAAACGCATAGCGGCGAAGAAGAGCGTACAGGCAAACTTGTAGCGCATCCGCTTTTCCCGGGGATTGAGTTTGTCCTACATAGGCCGCTAGTGGGTAAAGAAGATAGTGGATGGAGCCTCGCTCATTATGCCAGCGGGTATTTAGTGGGCAGTTCAATCAGCACGCAAGCGGCCGCGCTGGAAAGTCTAACGCAACATGTCGCGCGCAACTGTAAGAGACTAAATCAGTCACAAGAGGAAGTTTTAAAACTCATGCGCGGGGGGATGGCCCAAGCCGAAGTTATAAACTCCCGGGAGGCCTCAACATGCGCCTGATAATAGATAATGCGCGGGTAAGCCATAGTAACGGCCAGACCGCAAATAAACCTAAGGGATTGACCAAAGAGCAACGCAAAACATTGGCGCAAGTCGCGCTATTTGCAGCACTG